TTGATGATAAAGCGAGGTCAGCTCATATTAAATACAAGATTGTAGGTAATATACATGACGAGATACAAACAGAAGTTTCAGACATGGACTCACCTGCTTTTGGTAGGCTTGCTGTTGATTCAATAATACAAGCAGGCTTTGAGTTTAACCTTAACTGTCCACTGGATGGTGACTATAAGATAGGAGAAACGTGGAATGAAACGCACTAACTTTACATGTGACAACGTAAACCCTAGCCATTACAGGCAAGGAAAGATAGAAGTAATAGACTTCATACTGGACCAGAAGATGGACTACCTAACTGCATCAGCTATGAAGTATATATGTAGACATGCTCACAAGCATGGAGAAGGAGGAGATGGACAGATAGATGACCTCCGTAAAGCAAGATGGTTTATTGAGAAACTAATAGACCATAAACTGGGAGAAAGAAATGAGCAAGATTGATAACTTAGTTCAAGATATATACGACCTAGCTGAAACAAAGAGTCACCCTGCTAGGGTACCTGCTGAACAAATCTTTAAAGACTTCGGTTCCAACATGGAATCAATCCTTAGAGATTGGCTATACCCTAAGGACTTTAGTGGTGGCACATTAAGGATGTCTAACATTGGACACCCTGATAGAAAGCTATGGTATAAACACAGGAAAGATAAGTACAAAGGTGAGCGATTAAAAGCTCACACTTTAATCAAGTTTCTTTATGGTCACTTGATTGAAGAGATGATACTAGCTTTGGTCAAACTCTCTGGTCATGATGTAACAGATGAACAGAAGAGAGTAGAGCTTGAAGGTATCAAGGGTTCAATGGACTGTAAGATTGATGGTCTATTGTGTGATGTAAAGTCTACATCAACCTATGGCTTCAAGAAATTCAAAGAGAACAGTCTGCAATATGATGACCCCTTTGGATACATAGACCAAATCAGTGGCTATGGTCAGGCTGAGGGTGCTGATGAAGCATGCTTCCTAGCCATGGATAAATCAAACGGACACCTAGCTGTAACAAAGGTGGACCTGTTAGATAAAGATGTAGTAAAAAGAATCAAGCATGTTAAAGGGATGATAGAATCAGATACAATTCCTGAACCATGTTATGACCTAGTTGCTGATGGTAAATCAGGCAACATGAAACTGCCTATAGGATGTTCTTATTGTGAGTTTAAGAAACATTGTTACCCTAACATGAGAGTCTTTGCCTATTCAACTGGTCCAAGATTCTTAGCTGTAGTCAACGTAGAACCTAAAGTAATGGAGATTAGAAATTATGAGTAAAGAATATAAATTAATAGTAGCAGATGTGCGTAGCTTTGAACCCCAAGTAAACAGAGCTTTGGACATGGGATGGGAACTACAAGGCATTCCTTTTTATGATGGCTCTAGGTTTATACAAGCTATGATTAAAGAGAAGTCTAAGAAGAAGGATAAATAATGGAGTGGAGATACAGAGGGATGATGGACAAGGATGGTGTGTGTACTATACGAGAGGTTTTCTATGAGCCTGATGGTACAATCAGTAGCTTTGCTGTCGACCCTACTGTACCCACAGGTGACAGTCCAGATGAGTTAGTATCTAGTATGGCTCTGATGTTGGAAAGTCTACAACAACCCTTCTTACTTGAAGGAGATTTTATACCGGAAGGAGATGGTGAACTTGAGTTTACTTTTATAAGAGAAGATGAAAACAAATACCATTAAATATAGGAACAAGTTTGAAGCCGGTGTTGGTGATAAGCTAACTGGTTGGAACTATGAACCTTACCACATACCATACATAACAAAGCGTAAGTACACACCTGATTTTACTAAGGGTAATATATTAGTAGAGTGTAAAGGATTCTTTAGAGTAGGCGACACACAAAAGTATAAAGCTATTCGAGATTCTTTACATTCACAGGAGCTTGTGTTTGTTTTGACCAATGCTAACAAGAAAGTTAGGAAGGGTTCCAAGATTACTATGGGTGAGTGGTGTGAGAAAGAAGGGTTCAAGTGGTTCACAACAGATACATTGAAGGAGCTAAAGCGTTATGGCACTACTGCTAAATGAACTTAAAGAAAAGATAACCCAAGAGTTTGATGTCTGTCTGCTCTGTGACTTCTTAGATATAGAACCTGAGGAACTGATAGAAAGATTTGACGACAAGCTTATTGATAACTTACATAAATTTAAAGGAATAGAGGATGAATAAATTACCAACTGATTACCAAAACTTTATTGCTCTTAGCAGGTACGCAAGGTGGCTACCTGAAAAGAAACGTAGAGAAACATGGAAGGAAACAGTAGCACGCTACTTTGATTTCATGGAGGTACATCTGAAAGAGAACACTAACCAAGAGTTAGTACCTAAGACTCGTAAGATTCTTGAGGAAGCTGTGCTTAACTTAGATGTTATGCCTAGCATGAGAGCACTAATGACAGCAGGTCCAGCCTTAGCTAAGAACCACATAGCAGGATACAACTGTGCCTACCTAAGTGTTGACCACCCTAAAGCATTTGATGAATGTCTATTCGTTCTTATGCACGGTACTGGTGTTGGCTTTAGTGTAGAGCGACAGCAAGTAAACAAACTACCTGAGGTACCAGAGGAGCTAGTAGATGTAGAAGATGTCATCGTAGTACAGGATAGTAAGGAAGGATGGCAGTCTGCATTCCGTAAACTTATTACCTATCTCTATGATGGTGAGATGCCTAAGTGGGATTTTTCTAAGGTAAGACCTAAGGGTGCTAGACTATCTACCTTTGGTGGTAGAGCATCAGGACCTGAACCATTACTAGACTTGTTTAACTTCTCTACTAATCTATTTAAAGATGCAGTAGGTCGTAAGCTAACTAGCTTTGAGTGTCACCGTATGATGTGTAAGATTGCAGAGGTTGTAGTTGTAGGTGGTGTACGTAGGTCTGCACTTATCTCTTTGTCTAACCTAACTGATGAACGCATGCGTAATGCTAAGTCTGGTCAGTGGTGGTCTGATACCCCTGAGATGGCACTAAGTAACAACAGTGTATGCTACACAGAGAAGCCAGACATTGGTATCTTTATGAAGGAGTGGACTTCTTTATATGAATCTAAGTCAGGTGAGCGTGGTATATTCAACAGAGAAGCGGCAATTAAACAAGTAGCTTCTATTGGTAGACGTAACACTGACCATGACTTTGGTTGTAACCCATGTAGTGAAATCATTCTTAGGGATGGACAGTTCTGTAATCTAACCGAGGTAGTAGTCAGAGCAGAAGATAAGCAAAAGGATATACTCCGTAAGGTTAGACTAGCTAGTATACTTGGTACGTTCCAAGCATCACTGACTAACATCAAACGTCTACGTCCTAAGTGGGTACACAATACAGAAGAGGAAGCATTACTAGGTGTGTCATTAACTGGCATCATGGACAATGAGTTCATGAATGGCGGTAGTACAGACAGAGGACACTATGGTAAGAAGAGCCTACCTGATTTCTTAGGAGAGCTGAAGAAGGAAACGGTTAAGACTAACAAGGACTGGTCAGAGCTACTAGGTATTCAACAAGCTACTGCAACCACAGCAATTAAACCAAGTGGTACAGTCAGTCAGCTAGTAGATAGTGCCAGTGGTATACACACTAGACATAGTGATTACTATATCCGTAGAGTTAGAGCAGACTCTAAGGACCCAATAGCACAGCTAATGGAGGACCAAGGTATACCTGCTGAACCTGATGTAATGAAACCTAACAGTGTAAAAGTATTCTCATTCCCTATGAAAGCTCCTAAGGGTGCAGTAACTAGGAACGAGAGGAACGCTATTGAACAACTAGAGCTCTGGCTTATGTATCAAAGATACTACTGTGAGCACAAGCCTAGTGTAACCATTAGTGTTAGGGAACATGAGTGGATGGAAGTAGGTGCGTGGGTATACAAACACTTTGATGAAGTGTCCGGTGTATCTTTCCTACCTCACTCTGACCACACATATCAGCAAGCACCATATGAGGAGTGTGATAAGAAGACACACGATGCTCTAGCTAAGAAGATGCCTAAAGCAGTAGACTGGGATT